GCCTCTCGCCGCGCGGCCCTCGCCCAGGTCCTCTTCGGCCGGGCCGGCACGATGCTCCTGCCGATGTTTGAGAAAGGGGCCGCCGGCGTCGGCGCCCTGCGCAAACGGTTCCGCGAACTCGGCATCGCCTTGACGGACGAGGAGTGCAGGGCGGCCGAGGTGTTCACCGACACGATGACCGACGTCTGGGCCTCGCTCAAACACGGTGTCGCCCTCATCGGCTCGGCCCTGGCCCCGTCGCTGAAGGACCGGGCCGCTACGGTCGTCGCGACCGTCCGCGAATGGGCCGCCTGGCTCCGTGAGAACCGCCAACTCGTCGCCCAGTACGCCCGCCTCGCCCTCAAGATCGGCGCATGGACCGTCGGCCTCGGCGCCGCCCTCGTCGTCGTCGGCAAACTGGCCTTCGGCGTGAAGGGCCTCATCGGTGTGGTGGCGATTCTCACGGCCCATCCCCTGGTCGCGGCGTTCGTCGGGGTGGCCGCCGTGCTCGGGGGCGTCGGTTATGCCATTGATAAGCTTCGCCGGGCGACCATCCAGCTCAACGACGAAGCGGACAGGACGATGGCGGCGGGCGACAAGCAGCGGGCGGCCGATTGGGAGCGGATGGACCGCCTCGAAAAGCTGGCCACAAAAGAGCGCCTGAACACGGATGAGATGAGCGAGGCCCAAGGCATCATCGCGGCCCTCACCAGCCGTTATGGAAACCTGAATCTCACCCTTGACCGCGTGACCGGCACGGTCGGGGGGCTGACGCAGGCCTACCACGGCATGACCGAGGCCATGCGCACACAGGCCATTGCCCAAGTTGAAGAGAGAATGCAAACCTATCTCGCCAACATGGACAAACTTGGGCGTCTCGGTCCCGGGTTTTTCGAATCTCTCAAGATGGGCTTTCATGAGATCACAGGCCTCGGCGGTACGGAAAGGATAGGACGGGGCGGTGAATTCGACCGGCAGTTCCGCATGTACCACGTAGCCCTGGCCCGCTGGCGGAAGTTGACCCAGGGAGGCGGCCGCGAGGCCCTGACTGGTGCGCCGGCCCCAGCTGCGGCAGCCGAAGCCGAGCCGGCATGGCTCACGCAGATGCACGAGGCTCAGAGCAAAAGCAACGACGAACAGGACGCCTGGCTGAGGCAGTACCTCGAGAAGTGGAAGGCGGCCGAGGCGAAAAAGATGGCCGCGGCCAAGCGGCGCATCGACGACGAGGCCCGCCTGCGTTGGGCATCCATCGACGAGGAGGCCCGCCTGAAAGACGAGATCGCCCGGGCCGAGATCGAGGCCACCAAGGAGGGCATCGACAAGCGGCTCGCACTGCTCAGGCTCGAGTACCGGGCCCGTCTCGAGCAGGCGGCCATGGCAGGGGCCGATCTGGGGCTCGTCAAGCGGCTCTACCAGGCGCAGCGACGACTCCTTCTCCAGGGCGCCGAAACCGCGAAGGTCGCCCGCCGCTTCGAGGTCCGCGGCCAGTTCGGCGGCCTCGGGGCCGAACGGCTCGGCGGCGCCAGCACGGCCGACCGCATCGCCCATGCCTCCGAGGAGACGGCACGAAACACGAAACGGCTCGTCAGCGCCACCCGCCAGGGCGGCCTCGTCTTCGGATAGGACGGCACATCATGGCCATCATGGTTGATGAAAAACCCGACAGCCGCGAATCGAGCGAGGGCGATGTCAAGTCCGCCACGCTCACCTACATCGTCCGCGGCACGGCCGACGACGTGGCGGCCCGCGCGGCGCTCGCCGCCGAGGCGCCGCAAATGCACGACGGCCTCGTCCGCCAGGCCGTCGACGTCGAGCCGGTAGCCGTCGATGCCGAGAACCCTGCGCTGTCCGTCTGGGCCGGGACCGTGCAGTATGGCCAGACGAGCGGCGGGACGCCCGAGACGGGCGACGCGGTCTACTCGTTCGATACCGGCGGCGGCACGCAGCACATCGTCACGGCGGCGCGGGGAGGTTCGATATGCGGCTACGGCCCGGGCGAGGAGATCGCCCCGCCCGCACACGGCATCGGCGACAACGGCGAGCGGTGTGAGGGGGCCGACATTGTGGTTCCCGTCTTCCACTTCGCCGAGACCCACTACCTGGCCGACTCGGTCGTGACGCCGGCCTACAAGAAGATCCTCTTCGCCTGCACCGGCAAGACGAACCTGGACGCCTTTCGGTGCTTCGAGCCGGGCGAGGTCTTGTTTCTGGGCGCGTCCGGCTCGAAGCGCAGCGACGAGGACTGGGAAGTCGCGTTCCGCTTCGCCGCCAAGCCCAACCGCAAGAAATTCACGGTGGCCGGCGGCACGATCCCCGTCGAGTCGTGCAAGGGCTGGGAACGTCTGTGGCTGCGCTTCGAGTCGGCCGAGGACTCTGACTCCCACCGCATCTACCGGCGGGCCATCGGTGCCTACGTCGCATATGTCTACGAGGAGTTTCTGTTCTCGAGCCTTGGAATCTGACGCATCCCAAAGGAGATAGGCCATGTCGTTTCGTGTGGAAGAGGACGGGCAGTTTCGTGGGGCGGTCGTGTTTCTCGATGCCGTTCTGAACGCCGGATGCGTGACCGACGCGAAGGTGGCCGCCGGCGCGGGAATCAAGGCCTCCAAACTCGAACACCAGCACCGCGAGACTTGCGCCCAGGAGTCGGACACCACGGCCGCCGCGGAGACCCGCGTCGTCCACGTCGTCAAAGGCACGGCCGGCGAGGTCCGCTCCGTCAAGGCCGGCTGTGTCACGCCGTGCGTCGGGAACGCAGTCGTCACGGTCGATCTCCTGGTGAACGGCGTGAGCATCCTGACCGCCACGTTCGACCTCTCGGTTGCCCAGGCCGCTTACGAACTCGTGGCCGGGACCATCGACACCGCGACCCTCGAGGCCGACGACGTGCTCGAGGTAGACATCGCCGTGGACGCGGGGACCGGCACGCTGGGCAAAGGCGTGTTCTGCTACGTGGACCTGTGGGAAGACGAGTCGTAAGGCTTGTCCCCGCGCTTGCGCTTGGGGCTTGGATCTCGATCATGGGCGACGACCTCAAGAAGGTGCACCCCGGCGATCCCCTCGCGGGGCTCCCCGCCGGCGCCTACAACGCCTTCGTCGACGCCGCCCGGGCCCACCAGGCCCGCCAGGGCGACGAAGGGGCAGGAACGCCCGCCCCGCCGCGCGAAAGCGGCGTCGTGCTCGTCAAGAACAACAGCGGCGCCGACGTGGCCCGGTACGGCGTCCTGGGCATCGACGGCGTTCTCATCTCCCCCACCGACAACGAGGGCGAGTTTTGTGAGCGGCCCTGCCTCGAAGGAATCACGCCGGCGACCGCCGCCCATCGGGGGCACTTCGTCATCCTGGCCGAGCCCATCCCAAAGGACAAACTCGGCCGAGCGTGGTTGACGGGCCATTGCGTGGCCCGGATTTGGATGCGGCAGGCCGTTACGCTCCATCCTTATGCGGACGTGAAGGACGGCGACTCGGGGCACCTTGAGAGCGCCGAGGAAGGCCGTGCCGAAATCCTCTGGGTCGAGTCGGGCGGCGGGGCAACCAAGTGGGCCCTCGTGCGGCTCGCGGCTCAAGAGCCGGCCCTTGTGCAACATGGCAAAATCACGAACCTTTACCAGTCGGACGGCTCGGCGTGGACCGCCAGCAACGGCTACCCGGTGTGGGCCAAGGTGAATCGTTGCGATGCCGACGGGGGAAACCCGGACACATCGTACACGGTGTTGGTCGGCCTGCCGCCCAAGGCGACGCGGACGCTGGCCATCGGCGACCCGGTGCACTATGTCGCACAGCACGGCGACGAGGTCGCTTATGATTCCGAATACGTTCGAGGCCGAGTGGTCGGCGGTGTGGCCGAAGACGATGATCTGCCAATCTTGTCTAGCGCCCTTATTGACAACATTACATTGCCGTGGAAGAAGGAAGATGCCGGTCACCAGCCGATAGCGCCGGACACCGTGTTCGGCTATACGACGGGTTGGGAGATCGACGCCGACTTCGAGGCCCGGGTTCCGGTCGGCTATAAATCGGGAGACGGGGACTTCGGCGCCATGGGACACGCCGGCGGCGCGAAGGAACATACGCACACGGGCACGACCACCCAGTCGAACAATCCCGCCTTCGAACCCGACACGGGGGATCTGACGGCGTGCAGGGATGCGCACGCACACAACTTCACCACGGACAGCGCGAACGGTCTGCCGCCATATCGGGTGATGAGTTTCATCGTGTGGAAGGGCCTCTCGTAATTCTGGCACCGCTGCCGTATAATGTTCGCGGCCGGGGCGAAGGCCGCAGAAAGGAACAAACGATGCCCCTCAAAGCCTCGGCCCGCAAGAAGCCCCCGCCCCGCAAGAAGGCCAAGTCCCGCAAGAAGGCCGCCGCGCCCGTCGTCGAGTCGTGGTCCGACGTGGACCGCCTCATCCACCGGCTCGCTCGGATGGATACCCAGACCGCCTCCATCTCCGCCGACGTTGACCGGGACATCCGGGCACTGAAGGACAAGGCCGCCGGGCGGGTCGCCCTGTTCGCGGCCGAGCGCAAGGCCATCGCCGGCGAGATCGAGGCCTACGCCAAGGCCCACAAGGCGGACTTTGGAAAGGACCGCAGCCTCCGCCTCGCCCACGGCCGCGTCGGTTGGCGCGCCGCGACGAGGATCCGTTTCGCCGCGAAGGCCGAAGAGGTGATCGCCCGGCTCAAGCGCCGCGGCCTCGAGGTGGCCATCATGGTCACAGAGCGGGCCTCCAAAGAGATTCTGGAGACCTTCGACGACAAAGTGCTCGCTGGCCTTGGCGTCAAGCGGCAGCGGAGCGACACGTTCTACATCGAACTCGACGAAGCCCATCTCTCGCGACCTGCCTAATGGCCCGACCGGGAGGCCTCGCCCCTTCGGCACGACCGTTCGACGCGCCGCTCCTGCCCCCAGGCAAAGACGACCCCGAGGGCGTCCATCGCTCGCTCGATCAGCGTCCACAACAGGACATAGAGCGGAAGCCAACCGAGTGTCGCCGCCGACAGCGCCACCCACACCACCACCGCCTCCCACGGCGCAAGCGGCGGATCGTTGGTCACTCCCTGGTCACTTGATTCTGCGCGTGTCATGGGGGTTCACCCCCTTTTAAGACTCGCCAGGGGCGGGTTTTTGTCCTGCGAGCGGATTTGCAATCCGCTGCCTTATCCACTTGGCTACGCCGCCAACGTCTTTTGTCACAAGGACTTACGCCGAAACAACGTTCGGCCGAGGGGCCTCTTGGTCACGCCCTGGTCACGGATTTGGGCGCGGTCGCATGCGATGTATGGGCGCTGCTTCATACTGAGCGGAGACCCTCCTCGAGGCCTTCGGCGAACTCGCGGGGATCGCGGCCGTCGTACCAGCGGCTGCCGACGGCGGCGGAGTGGCCGAGGATCTGCGCGGCGGTCTCCGGGTCAATGCCTCGCCGCCGGAGATTCGTCAGCGCTGTGCGCCTCAGTTTCTGAAGCGGCTGCGCGGGCGAGCCCAGGCCGACCGAAGCCAGGAGCCGCCGGGTCTCGGCAACCACGGTCAGGCGAAACCGCGTGAGGCTGAACGGCCGATCGCACGGGCCCCACAGGATGCCGATCGAGGCGGACCGATGCCGGAGTTCATGCAGAAGCCCCGCCGACTCGCGGTCCAGCGGGATGCACCGTTCCGTGTGTGTCTTTGTCCCGCGGATCGTGATGAGGCCGTCGCGGAAGTCGACGTCGGCCGGCCGGACGGTCGCCAGCTCCCCCGCCCTCGGGCCCCAACGGGCCGCGATGCCGACCGCCGCCCAGAGCCAGGTCGCCTCGCTCCGCAGCGCCGCGAGCAGTCGCCGGGTCTCGGCCAGGCTATAGGCGTCGGGCAAACGCCGCTCTTCGCGTCGCCACGGCTGACCCTGGCAGGGGTTCGCCCCGGCGAGTTCCATTGCCACGGCCCAGCCGAAGGCCTGGGAGAGGACGCGGCAGGATTTCCTGGCCGTCGCGAGGCTCGTTGCGGCCAGGCGGCGCGTCAGGTACTCGCGGACCATGAGTTTCGTGACCTCGCCCAACAGGCGCGGGCGGGCGGCGGCGGTAAAGCGGGCCAGTTCCTGGCGAAGGTCGCGCAGACTCCGGTGGGCGAGGTGGGCCGCCTTGTCGGCGAGGAGGCGGGCGACGAAGTCGCGCCACAGGAGATCGTCATCCGTGTCGGCGCGAAACCCGTTGAGTTCGCATTGCCAAAGAACGCGATGTTTCTCGGCGAGGCGTTCGGACATCGGACCGATCTGCTTCTGGCGCAGCAGCCCGGCTTCGGGTGGATCACGCCAGCGCAGGGCCCAGGGGCCCGGTGTGCCGGCGGCCCGGGCGCGGTCTTTGCGCCGGATCTTTCGGACAATGAACACGGGTCGCGGATCCTCCGGCTTCGCCTCGCCGGGGAGATTCTCGGCCACGGGGGTCCGTTTGTCAAGAGGTTGGGGAATGGGATTTATCCCTCTGCGTCCGGGCCTTCTCCACAAACGCGAACCTGTCCACTTCCTCTGCTCCCATCCGTACCGCCTTCGCTCTCATGCCCGGCGTCAGATCGTAGTGGGGAATGCTGTGGCGCGGTGGCCCCTGGAACCACGAGCGCTTGAGGCCGAGTTGTTCGGCGAAGCGCTGGAGTTCCGTCAGCGTGTCGGCGATCATGTGACACGCCTTCGGCCGAGGTGCGGTGCTGGTAGAACCATTGGAAGATGGCCTTGCGGTCGATGTCAGTCCACCCCAGGGCCCGCTGCTCGCGGGTGACGACGTTGCGCTCGAGGGCGTCCAACTCATGAAACCACATGGGCAGCGCCTTGACGCCAGCGGCCTCAACGGCGCGGCACCTGGCCCAGGCCTCGGCGGGGCCCGAGCGCCATCCGATGAGGCAGTAGGAGCGGATTCGGCTCTTGGGGACGCCGGCGACCAGCAGATGGTCGAGGGCCTCCAGCCAGGCGCCGGTCGGCCGGCCGAGGGGCTCGTCGGACGCGATGCGGATCATGGCGCGGGGAATCATCGCCAACCACTCGGCCTCTGACGGCCCGAGATACGAGACGTCGAGGCCCTGGTTAAAGTCGGCTTCGCCCAAGAGGCACAGTCGCTCGATCGCCCGCTGCACATGCTGCGGGCTTGCCGCGAGCAGGTTGTTGTCGCACACGATCGGCCGGTCCGGCCAGTCCTCGAGTTCCTGGAGTCCGCCCGGCTCGATCAGCCCCCGGCCGACGCCGCAGAAGCCGCAGATGTGAACGCAGCCCGTCGTGGTGCGCGTCGCGCGGGGGTTCACGCGCTGAAGGACGCCATCGATCTGGCCGCCCACGTCCACGTGCGGCAGATCCCGCAGGTAGTCCGGCATCAGGTCGACGGCCGGTCCGCCGACGCGGGCCCAGTCCCAACGGAAGTCGCGTTGCCAGAGCCGCGCCCGGACCGCCGGCAGGTTCCACGTGAACGGCACCGAGACGTACAGCGTCCGGGCCTCGATCCATTCAGTGGGGCCCTTCGGCCAACGGGCATGGAATCGGGCGATCATGCCTCGTTCTCCTTCCCCGGCGCCTCGCTCAACTTGACCCTGGTTCGGCAAAAGCGAAGCACTGGTGCTCGGTTCCCTCGTGGCCGGTCACCACCAGGGGGGCCAGACGGAAGAGACCATACGCCGCGTAGTTGCAGGGCTCGCCTTTCTCAAAGATGGTGTGTGCCTCCCCCCGAGGGAGGTAGCGCCCGATACATTCCTGCCGAGCACTGTCCGGCGTGGCTCCCTCCGATGCGTGAGGCCTGAAATCGTCCGGGCTCTGAACGTGTCCGCATGCCGGGCAAACAAACCGCCACTTGGACATGTCCTCTCCAAAGCGGCGCTTGCCTTCGGCCATCCACTCCTCCAACGTCATGCGTGTGCGCGTGTTCGTCGCTGTCATGACTGCCTCCTCAAAAGAGCCAATGCGATTCCGGAGGTTTCCGGACGCCATCCCGCAGCGCCACGAGGTTGCCGCGCGGCACCGTCACGCGACCGCCCTCGCGAAAGAGGACCTCCACGTTCCTCGGGCCACGGCCGCGGGCCGCCCGGACCACGACGCCGACTCGACCGTGATAGGTGACCTTGCGGCGATCGGTGCACGCGCTCCGTCCGGCCTTGCGATAGTGAAGTCGGACGATTTGGCCCAGGCGGGGCCAGAAGATCATCGTTCGGTCCTTTCCGGTAAGAGTCTGGGCATTGCATTCGCCAGTTCCACCGCCCCCTGATCTGACAGATCGGCCACCGTCCGCCCCCGCCCGATCATCCGGTGCTCGACGAAGGCCCGCGCCGGTCCGAACACCTTGGCGGCCATCGCCTTGGCCTTGACGGAGTGGTAGATGAAGGTCGCGGCCTGGATGCGGGCGGCCGGGTGGTCCGGGTTCCCGTCGCGGGTCGTCAGAACCGGCCACGCCAGGCGATAGGGTTCACCCTCAATCTCGAAGGCGATCTGGATGGCGGACCGCCCGTTCAGGCACCCGCTCACGCGGCCATGGACCACGCCCCCGACCTCATCGATGAGCCGGCAGGCCTTGTCGAGCCACGTGTCGGGGCTGCTCCGGCCCGTTCGCCAATAATTCACGTCCTCGGCGCAAGGCAGCGTCATGGTCGGACCTCCGGCATCTCGTCCCAGGTCCGGCCGTCGAGGATGCGGCCGGCGGCCTTGCGATCCACGCGAACCATTAGGTCTCCGTCCACAATGCGGCAGGGATTTCTAGACCCGCGCCTCTTCGATGAATAGGTGTCGGCGTAACCGGCTGGTACCTCATCTGAAAGAACCCACTCGCCTCGCTGCTTGAAGAAGAACGGCACGCCTGCCGCCTCACACTGGCCGTGGATGCTGCGGGCCCAGTCCGGCTTCATCGGCCGGGCGCCCGGGCCGGACTCGCCACCGACAATAACCCAATCGAGGCCGGGGCCGCCGGTGTTTTCGTACCCGGTCGTCGTGTTGTAGTCTCTGCCAAGCAAGGCATCGTAATAAGCGCCCCCGACTTTCGTTGGGACCATTGTCGGGTCAACGAATCCAAGCAGCGGTTCAAGCGACACGAATCGGACGGCGGCGGGCGTCTGCATCAGGTGGCCGATGCGGTCGAGGTAGTCGGCGCTCTCGACGGCGACGCCGAGCCAGAGATTCTTAAGGGGCGACGGGAAAGGCCCCGCGAGGGCGTCTGCGCGAACAGCAAGATGCGTCTGCTCCATTTCCACGGCAACGCCGTGCTGATTGCCCAGCCGAGACCACTTGAAGGCATCGCAAAGGCCAGATGGGTGCCCCCACCAATCAGAGTCCACGCCATCTCGATAGTTCGGCGTGATAGCCTCGTCTTTCCACTTCTTCCGCCCGTTTAGGCAGCCCATAAAGAACCTGCCGCATTCCGTGCAACAGGGCTGTCGAAGGAAGAGCGCGGCGCTTGTTTTGCCCTCCACCGCCCGATGCTTCGGCATCGGCACCTGCCGCTGCGGGTTCCACCAATCAGCAAAGAACGAAGCCATGCGCTCCGCCCGCTTCGTCAGCACCTGGAACGTGTGTTGCGGACAATCTGCGATTATCTGAAGGACGCAAACGATGAACTCGTCCGGCACGGCCGGGTGAAACAGGTCGCTCATGCTGCACACGAACACGCGGCGCGGTTTCCGCCAGTGTCGGGGTTCGTCAAGCCGGTCCTTGTGCAGCGTCACGCGGAACGGGTCATCGGCCGGATACCCGTACCGCCCCCGTAGCCGATTCGCCGTGCGCCGCGCGGAGCAGTGGTCACACCCGGCCGAGATAGGCGTGCAGCCTGTCGCCGGGTTCCACGTCGCTTCGGTCCGTTCAATCGTGGTCCGGTTCATGGTTTCTTCCCTTGTCCAAGGGATGATGATGACGACGGCAGGGCATCCAGCCCGTAGAGCGCCGCCCGGCTCTCCTCGCGGGGTAGTTCGTCAAGGCCAAATGCGCCGGCGTCGCAAAACTCCGTCCCGCAATTCGCACAAAGCACGTCCTGCGCGACCCCCCCACGAGGGCCCTTGTACCACTTCGTACTGCCGCACTTCGGACATGCGAGGCTCATGGTTCTGTTCTCCCGGTTCGTGGCTTTTCCTTTTTCTCGGCGAGGCGCTCGGCGGCCTCGTGGGCTATGTGGGCGAGGGCGGGGTCGGCAGTGAGGATGCGGACTATCCCTTGAGCGCCGCGGGCCAAGGCGCGGATCCGAAGGGCCCGGTCACCGAGCGTCCGGCGGAAGTCCGCGTTGTGGACGAGGGCGGCGTGCTCCTTCCAGTCCATCGCCTCAAGAAACTCCTCGAGCGGCAAGACCGTCATGCACCAGCAGGCCGCCAGCAGTTCGCCCTGGATGTTCTCACATTCGCTCGTGTTCATTCATTGTCCTTCCCGTGTAAGCGGAGCCAGGAATGGATGGCCGAGGCGATCAGCGCGACCATCGCCGCGAAGAGGCTGCCGACAACGACCCAGAGCCCGGCGGGCTCCGGCAGACGCGAGACGCCGACGACAATGCCGCAGATCGCTGCAACGAACGAGGCGGACAACGCCGTCGCCGCGACGATCACTTTCATCCAGTATCGCACGTCAGATCTCCTCTTGTTTTGGGTGCGCCGCAAAGAGCGGCATGGTTTCAGACTCGAAGGCCCAGCCGGCCAGATCGACGGGGCCGGTGAGGGTGCATTCGTCGACGATGTCGTGTTCGGCGCGGGCGGCGTAGACGATGGCGAGGGGCCCGTCGGCCACGCCCCCCTCGCCGTACACCGCCTTGGCTGGAGTCCGACGCTTGAGATGCACACGGCCGGCCTCGACGTCGACGTCGATGATCGCCCAGGGGCGAGCGCCCGGGTCCTCCGTTGGCCATGCCACGTCGCCGACGGAAACGTTCCTCAGCCGTCGCCTGATCGCGGCCCAGGCGGTCTGGCGCTTGGCCTCGGTGCGGCTGAGGTTCAGGTGCTCCAGGTAATTGGCCACCGCCTGGGCGAGTTGTCTGGGGTAGACGTCGACGTGGGGCGTGGCCTCGAGGTACTTCGCCAGGCCGGGGGCCGTGTAGCGATCGGAGCGCAGGTCATCGAGAATTACCGCGTGGGCCTCGGCCGTGGTGACGTTGCGCCGTGTCGTCCGCGCCATATAAGCGGCGGCGAGGATGACCGATGCGGCCTCGTCCGTTTCATCCTGGAGGCGCGCAACCAGGGGGGCGGGGGGTCGTTTCTCCCCCTCTCCCCCTCTTATAGTCTCATCCATAGTGGAGAGGGCGCCGTTCGTGACGTCACAAACGGCGCCGTTCGTGACGTCACAAACGGCGCCACGAACGGCGCCGTTCGTGCAACGCAGGCGCCGGTCGACGGTCTTGGAGGGGGTGCCAGCGGCGTCCTCCTCCAACCAGGTCGCCCAGCGGCGAGCGGTCGCTTCCGACAGTCCGAGGGCACCGGCAATCTCGGTCAGGCTCGCCTCCGGCTCCCACTCGCGGTAGGCGGCGAGGGCGGCGGCGGCCTTGCGGCCCGCCGGCAGCCGCCGGAAAAGGTCGGGGTCGAGTTTGAGAAACTTGGGCGAGGCCATGGGTCAGCCTTCTTTCTTGGCCTTCCGGCTCTTCCTCTTGGGTTCTGGGGCCGCGGCCTTGGCGGCCGGTTTCGGCAGGAAATCCTCCTGCTTCGGCTCGGGGTCGAGTGAGATCGAGAGCAGCCCGGCCAGATGCCGCGCGATCCACAGCGGGCACTTCATCGGACTTCCAATGCGCCCCGACCGGGCGAAGTCCTTGGCGAGGGCGTTGAGGTCCTCCATCTTGGCCCGAACGGCCCGCTTCAGGAGCGGCTCGATCTTCTTGCGCTGGGCCTTGGTCGGTCCGTCTTGCGCCCATCCGATGTGCCGGTTGTACGTGGGACTCGCCACCGCCAGGAGAAAGCAGGCCAGCCGCATCGGTTCGGCGACGATCGCCGCCTCGACTTGACGCCTGACCTTGTTCGACCACTTGTTCCAAGCCTTGCTGTAGCGCGCCCCGGGCGTCTTCTCCCAGGGCAGGCCGCCACCCGACGCGGTGTCCGCCGTGCTCCGGCCCTTCGGCTTTGAAGGCTCACGCAGGCGCTTCAGGTTACGGGCGACCGTTGCCGGCTTGAGGTAGTCGGGGGCGAGATCGCGGACGCCGGCAGCCGTGGGGCGGACGTCGGCGTCTTTGGCCGCCTTCTCCACGAAGACGCGCATCGCCTTCTCCGCCGCCCGCATCTTCGTCTCGTAGCAGCGTGTGTTGAGACACCGGGCCTCCGGCGCCCCATCGTCCGCGTCGGCACCGAACAGGAGACTGTTGGCCGAGTTGTCCGGACACATCGCGCAGGCTGGCCGGCCCGCGAAGTCGACGTCCGGTTTCCACGGAACGCCCCGAAGGGTCGATAGGCGCGAGGCGACGGCTTGGCGGACCTCGACGAGGCTCTGGACGCGCACGCCGTCGGCCTCGGTCTGCGCATCGTCGCCGCGGCGCCAGTCCCAACTCGAGGTGGCCGCCTCGGCCACGGCCTCCTGATCGAAGGTGGAGGCAAGTTTCGCGATCTCGCGGGCCTGGGCCAGGGGAAGGCGGCGGGAGGCGACGAGGGCCCGGACCTGGGGGCAGAGGCGCAGGAGCATCCCACGCTCGCGGACCCACGCAACGCTTCGTCCGAGCAGCGCCGCCGCCTGCTCGAGCGCCGCCGAGTCGCCGCCCCCGCGTTCCAGGTCCTCGCCCTTGACGCCAAGGGTCTCGGCCAACCGGACCACCGACAGGGCCTCCTCGACGGGCGTCAGGTCGCGCCGGTCCAGGTTCTCGACGGCCGACACGGCCTCGCGGATCTCCTCGCCGGCGGCGGGGAAGACGCGCGCTGGGACGCGGTCCCAACCGAGCAGGCGGACGGCGGCCAAGCGTCGGCGGCCAGCGGCCAGATTGTACGAGCCATCCCCCGCCCGAAAGACGACGATCGGTTGGAGGAGGCCGCGTCGGCGGATCGACTCGGCCAGGGCCTCGACGTCGCCCGTATCCTCCCGGCAATCGCCGCCGAGAGCCTCGAGGATGGACGCCGCGGGCACCTTCTCGAAGCGAAACGACGGGTCCGCCGTGGCGGCGCTCGCCGGCGTTGCGGACGGGTCGGTCTCGGCCGGCCCCGTCTTGCGGCTTCGTTGTGTAGACATAAGACGCTCCTTCTGTCAGGTTCGCGAGCCGGCGGCGGTCGGAAACAACATCCGCTGCCGACTGCGGCTAAGGGATGGTGGGCCGCCGGCCGGGAGTGCGGCGGAGCCAGGCCTTTCCGCGACGCCCGGCGCGACTGCCCCTTGGGGCGCGGGACCGTCCCGCACATCATCCGGATTCGGTTTGAGGAGACTGCCCTGCCGCATCGGCGCCGGCGCGGCGGGGACCGCATGCGTGCGGCGCATGCGCCAAGAGCGTTCGATCCGCTCGAAGGCGCGGGCGACGTGGCCCATCTCGCGGAAACGGCTCGTGTAGTTGGCCTTGGCGCGGACGAATTCGGCGAAGGTCGCGGCCCAGAACATGCCGCCGGATGAGCCCATGACGGGGCAGCCGGCGAGGCGAAGGTCGCGGACGAGGTAAAAGATGGCCCGCGCATCGAGCGGCACACTGGCGGCCTCGGCGTCGTCCACGCGGCGACGGACCGTGGCGCGGGTGTAGCCCTCGGCGCGGAGATGGGCGACGAGGTCGGCCTGTTTGCGCGCCCGCTCCCGTCCCCGGCAGTGGTTCTTCAGGAGCCGCCTCAGGGCAAGGTGGACGTCGTCGAGTTGTCCGTTGTTGGAAGTCATGGGGTTTTCGGTTCACTATGGGGTTCCCACTCAAGAACCGCACATTTGGTCAGCAACTTGGGCCCAAAACCTGCCACAAGAGCAAGGGGAAAGCCGTGGTTCTCACAAAGGAAGTAGTCGGCATTTTTTGTGCAGTGGTAGATGGCTGGCATGTCTACAATCTGTGCCTCGATCTCACCGGCTGGTACGCCCGCCTTATGCAGCACGTTCCAGTGTTCCGCGTGACACGTCTCGCAGTAGATTTCCCCATATTTGTCCTTTGGCGCGTCGCGCTCCGGATAATTGTCTCTGTCATGCCTTGCGGGCGCAAACCGCTTAACCTTCCGGCCGAACGCAATAACTTCTCGCGGGCGCGGGTCGGGCGCCTGGTGGCGGCTCACGTTCACTCCTCCTCCGGTCACGTTCACTCCTCCTCTGGCTCTTCGCTGTAGAATGGGCATCCGCATTGCGGACAGTCGTATTCGATCTGGCCAGGCACGATCTGCACCTGGTAGTCGCACTCAGGGCAGTTGAGGTTGTAGGTGCCGCCGCCTTCCTCCTTCGTGCCGGTGTCTGGCCGAGACGACGGGTGGCAAAAAACAGGGGGCGGGGCGTCGGCGATGCGCTGGCAGGCGATGTCGAAGTAGCCGGGGTCGCTCTCGATGCCGACGAAGCGGCGGCCAAGCGACAGCGCGGCCTCGGCCGTCGAAGCGCTCCCCGCCTCAAACGTCGGCACAATCTCCAGGCAGTCGCCCAGATAGCACACGGCCCCCTCGCATGGCTCGACACGCTTTCGCCAAGGATGGCTCACGAGCGGGACTCCTTCCAGTGGAGGCTGCGGGTCTGCGTGAATAGTGGAGCGGCGTGTCGGAACTGACCCGACCCCTCGAACCTGGGCGGTTCGCGGCTCTCCCTTGAGCCCTCCGCCGCGTCCTGATACCGCCAGATGCAATCTTCGCGCTTCGGGTACGCCTGCTGCCAGTCAATCGGGGATTCAGCCAGAAGGCGCTTTCGAGTACGATGGCCACAGAACAAGCGACAATAGCGGAACTGACGACCCCAAACCTTCCGAAGCCCGAGCGAGTCCGTGAACCGTCTGTCGCGTCTCCCATAGCGCGTGATGAGCAATCGCGGATGCACCACCTCGTTGTCGGACGTGACGTAGAACTCGGTTTCGATGTACCCACCATACAGCCAGTTGTCGGCCTGGTAGACGTAGCCGGGCTTTCCACGCATCCCGTCGGCCCAAGAGAACAGCACAAGGCGTTCAGGGTGGCTGGCCTTGATGAAGCGCCGGCACAGGTGCAGGAAGCGGGATTCTCCGTTGCGCGGTTCGGCATCGAGCATGCAGAGCCGGTTCAATTCGTAGTAGTCGCCGGTGCCAAGGGAAGGAAACAGCCGCTGAATCGTGTGTCGCGGGCGAACGCCGAAGCCCCACAGAGCCACGCCAACAACATCGGTGCCCTTGAAGCAGGCAAGGTTCAAGAGACAGTGTGGCGGGATATGGACGGCGTAGTGGTGCGCCGCGACGAAGGAACGCGCGAGCGTCAGCGGCACAGGGTCAACGTGATATGCTGGCAGGCTCACGAGCGGGCCTCCTTCCAGTGGAGGCTGCGGGTTTTGCGGTTGTTTGAGCGGTCAGGCATCGTGTTCTACCCCTCTTCTGGTCACGAATCGTTCTGGGCAGCCGAGCAGCGCCTCGGCGGCGAGGTCGGCCACCTCGGCGCAGAGCCGATCGAGGCGGCGGCGCAGGCGCTCGAGGCGGCGGCCCTCCGAGAGGTCGGGTTCTATCTCGGACGGTGGCCGCTGGATCTCGTCGATCAAATCCAACGTGGCGGCCTCGAAGGCTTCGGGAGGGATACGATTGGCAGTTTCCACTGTCGGTCTCCTTTTGGCGGCGGGCTCGCCGAGAGGGGAGGCGGTCCCGCCCGGTGCGGACCGGGAGGGGGGCCCGATCATTTGATGGCCTGCTTGGCCGAGACGACCGGCAAGGCATAGCCGGCGCCGCGAAGCATGGCGAGTTCCTCCTTGGTCGCGTCGACGACGCCGAGGTTATCCTTGTAGGCCTGCGCCGGCGAAATCCACCGCCTGGCGGCGGCCTGGTCGAAATCAACGACCAGGACGGCCCGGCCGTTGCCGGCGGGCGGCACCACCTCGGCCGACTCGATCACCTCGCCCGTCTCAAACAGCACCGCCTTGGGATCCTGCGCTACGAGTTTCATCTACTGCCCTTTTTGCTTTCGCCGGCGTCATTGCCGGCGATAGAGGTCGGCGGCGAGGCGGCGGGCCACGCGGTCCGCTACGGGGCCGCCGGCTCGGAAGTTCCGGTCGAGGCGGGCCAGCCGCGTCGGGCTCGGCGGCGGATGCGAGGGGCGGCCGACGTCGTGGTCGCCGAGGTCGAGCCCATCGAGAAGGTCCTCGGCGGCCTCGCGCGTGAGCCGGCGCAGCCGCATGTGCCACCAGCGGCGAATGGCCCGCCAGCAGGGACGGGGGAGCATCATGGACGGCTCCTTTCTGGTTCGTCCGATGACTCTTTGGCTCGCACACGCCGGACGGGCGAGATCTTCCACTCGCGCCGATCGGCGACGTATGCGCTATTGATCCGCTTCATGGACTGTGTGGTCCTTTCGATGGCGCACTCGGCGCTGAACTGGTCGGCGAAGAGGGTGACCTTGCCCTCCTGGGCGAAGAGGCGGAGACGGTCCGGGTCCCACTCGCACACCTCGCCCAACCAGAGCACGACGTAGCCGCAGGGGCCGGGGGGGTCAATCGCGAGTTCCGTCATGCACGGCTCCTTTCGAGACCGAATCGGGACCGGGGACGAAGCGAACGCCCGGCCACGGCCGGCGGGCGCCAGTCGCCACGGACGCCGGGGCGGTCGTGCCACCCGCGGGCCGTGAGGCGGACCCAACCGGGCCGGTCCTTGACGGGCCTTCCGACCTGGGCCGCGTAGACGCGCATGGCGCGGGTCTCGATGGAGGGCAGGAAGACGTGGACCGAGCCGGTGATGAGGTTGCTCGAGATTCGCACGACGTCAATTCTCCGAGAGAAGGCTTCGCTGCTCGACGAGCGGCTTGACGCGCGTGAGTTCGCGGAGCCGCGCCTCGATCTGCTTGCGGGTTTGATGCGTCAGCATCAGCGGCTCCATGCCGGGGGCCTTGAAGGCGATGCTCTCGATGTCGCCTTGCCCCTCGCTCGGACAGAACGAGCGAAGCAGGCGCAACAGGTAGGGATTGGCAAGAAGGGCAACATCGGTTCCGCCTGACATGGGGGCCTTCCTTTCACGCATTTCGATTATTCAAATGAGGCCCTGTGCGGCGTCCAAATCGCCGAGTGCGACCCCAACTACCTCGGTCGATTTTCACCCTCGTTTTTGGCTCAAAACAGGCGATTTTGACCCCCTTTTTCGGCCATAACTGTAGGACAGGGCGCGCGCATCTTGGCCTTCTGGCGCCGGTCGGCTTCTCGGCGCCGTATGGCACGGCAGGTCTGGCAAAATCGCTTGCCCGGAGGCAGGGGCCCGCCGCAGTCGGGGCACGAACGGGCGGGGGCGTCGGAGACGCCGGCGCGCCGGCCGCGCAGGTCGGGGTGCTCGCGCAGGTAGGCATCGACGACGGGGGAGTCGTCCTTCGGCTTGCCGCCATGCTTCGGATCTTGTTGCAGGCGCAACTTGCGCAGCGCGATCGGGAGGACGGAGGCCTCGAAGTACGGGCATCGTTCGGCCCGGCCGAGGCGGCACGGCGCCCGCTCGCGCACCTCGCACGTGCCGGCATGGACGTGATTCGCGCATTCGGCATGGGCGAAGTCGAGAAGCACCGAGCGGCGGCGGGCCTCGTTCATGGCCTATCCCCCTGGGCCCCGAGCATCCTGCGCAACTTGGAGACCCGGGCCTCCCAGTTGTCGAGAAACCGTGCGGCCTCCTCGATGAGGTGGGTCATGTCCGGCTCGACGTCATCGACGTTCTGGAGATAGACGAGGGCTTCGGCCAGACAGGTCAGTGGGTAGGCCCCGGCAACTTCGTGGTCCATTGCCAGCAGCGTCTCGATCAGCAGCCGGCCGATGACGTGCTTTTGCGACGCTTGGGAGGGGTCATAGGTTTCCTCGACGGCAAAGGATGTGCGGTGCGCGTCCTGGTCATCGTCTTCGAGGGTCAGCAGCAAAGCGACTCGTGGCATCGGTCATTCCTCCCGAACGAGGAAACGGTTTGACTATGGGCCGAATCGGGCTATACTTTGCGGTCAGGCGGAGGCGAAGCGGAAGGCCCACGGCCGACAAAA